TTACTTGTTGAGCCATTGAACGCATTGGCAGACAGCCGTGGCAAGACAGTTGGGTTGATTGGGTCGGTGCAGCACATTAAAACGCTGATTGCACAGATGTGGCATTTGTATTGCCTTCACATTGAGCCAGGACGGGCGGCAATGTATGATTTGACTGAAGCCGCACTAAAAGAGTTTTCAGATGACAAGTTCACGCCATTGATCGATTCAACCGATGCGGTGCTGAACTTAATACCAAACCAACCATACAGGCGCACCAAGTTTTTTACATCAACCAACTTTGGCGCAATACGTTTGTTGTCTGCCAATGTGTTGGCGGCTCGAAATTCCAAGACATTGGAACGGATCAGCGCAGACGAATCGTGGGCGTATGGCCACAATTGGTTGGATCAGATCAAAGACCGCATGAGTAGCTATACTTGGTCTTCGCAAATGTTCTTGCCAACTTCCGGGCAGACTAAGGGAAGCGAATTGGATGATATGTGGATAAGATCAGCGCAAAAGACATGGCATGTGCAATGCGATTGCTGCGGTGAGTTCATCCCATACATCTGGCGGCAACCTGCTTCTGGCGATGAAATACCAATGGGCGGCATGCGTTGGGCAAACAAAGAAGATTACATGACCGCAAGCGGGCGCATTGATTTTTCCAAGTTGGCTGCATCTGTTTATTACGAATGCCAGTTGTGTGGCGGCAAGCTAGACACATCGCCAGCAAAGCAGAAAACCAGAAATCAATCTGGTAAATACATTGCATTGAATCCAGAAGGTGATGCGAAGTTTGATTTTTACAATTACAACGCAATGGCGCATGTCGAATGGACAAGCTTGGTTGAGCAATTCAAGTTGGCGCAGATAGACAGGGAACGCGGTGCGTTGGATTCTTTGGAGAACTTTGTGCGCAAACGATTGGCAGAATCATGGGCAGATGAAGATTATGTTTCAGCCGATAAACAACAAAGCGCGTCTGGTGGTTATGACTTAAAAGAGATTTGGGATGTTCCAAACCAATTTGTGTTTTGCACGATTGATGTGCAGAAGGATCATTATTATTATGTCATTCGGTCATGGGCAATTGTGGATGGCACATTGCGCTCGCGGTTGATGGATTGCAGGAAAGTGGTGACAGCAGCCGAAATCCGTGAAGCATGCGACAAGTGGAAGATTCCACAACATGCGCTTGGTTCTGGCGGTGCTTGTCGTGTTTTCCTTGATGGCAATTACAACACCAACCAGGTTCAGCGGATTGCGCTTGAAAACAATTGGATGGTGTTTCGTGGTGACAGCGCAAAGGATTATTTGAATCAAGACGGGTTTCGTCGCATCTATTCAGACATTAAACCAGTTGATGCATATGACGGGACGGCCATGAGCAGAGCAGCAAGGGTTGGTCAATTCTTCTTTTCCAAGCAATCAGCCAAGAACAGATTGAGTTTGATGCGGTCGCTGAATGATCATCGAGGCAAACCAATTTGGACGCATGCCGATGATGCCGGGGCAATGTATGAAAGGCAGATCAACGCATGGGCAAAGATCGCCAAGACTAAGCCAGATGGTTCTGTTTATTATGATTGGATTAACAGGGACAAGCACAACGATCACTTTTATGACTGCGAAGCAATGCAGGTTGTTTGCGCTGCAATGTGCAAGTCACTTGGAACTGAAAACATCGCAGGTGATGTTGAGTCAGATTAATTGTTTTATTAGAAAATTAAAACCGCATTTTCATATATCAAAAAAGCCGTCAATTTGGGCGCATTGACAATTTTAAGTTTTTTGCTCATAACAAAGATACATGAGAAGTCTTCTGTTTGTTATATGGATAAAAGCGTCAAAAGACGCGGCAACCGCTTTGTCAATTATTGAGACATTGGCGGCAGGTGAGTTTGATACTCAGTCAAGGGGCGGTGCTAGAATCGTCTCTGCAAATGTTGCAGGAAAGCAATTCCAATATGAGTTGCCAGCCGATTGGTCGGCATCTGATTTTATTGAGCAGCTGAGGTTGCTTTATCGTGTTGTCACAACTGGCGGTGCATCTGGAGGTCAAATGACCGATTCAGAAATGAACGATTATGTAATCGATGCTGACAACCAAGTCACAAACGTCAGCAAGGCTCGTTTTGCTGATCAATCCGGAGGAAGATACTAATGGCGATCAAACCAATAAAACTACTGCCTAAGATAAAGAAAATCACTTCCGGTGTGGCTTCATTTTGGGGCAGAGGTGGAACAAATGAGTTCTATCCTGGTGGCGCAGATGATCAACGAAGATTTGGACGCGGCAAGCTAGCGCGTGACATCGCTGAATTGATGGTGGAAAACAGGCAGAAAATGTTGCTTGGTGACAGCCGATACATTTACCAATCATTCTCAACTGTGTCTGGTGCTGTTAAGCAGAAGGCAAATTATGTTTATGGCAACGCATGGCGTTTGCAGTCATTCAGCGCAAACACAGAATTTGCGATGGCTGTTGAAGAAGACTTTGTAAAAATTGATCGGTTGCTTGATACTCGCGGAAGTGCTTTCTCATTTCGCAAGTCAGCGTGGCTAGGATCAAAGACCATCGATGTTGATGGTGATTACTTTATTGTCTTAACCGAAAACGCCAAAACAGGATTTCCAAAGCTACAATATTTAGAAGCGCACAGGGTCGGATCATTTGGATTGAATGGTGGGCATGCAGTCACAGATGGCCGATACAAGGGCATGCGCATTTTCGCTGGCGTGATTGTTGATGAATACATGCAGCCAATTGCATATCGTGTTCAAGATGAATCAAACAAAGATGGGCATCGTGATGTGAATGCGAACAGCATGATTCACGTTGGTGATCTTGAATGGTTCAGCCAAAGCCGTGGTCAGCCGTCAGTTGCAGCCGCAATCCTTGATTGGTATGATTTAGCGGAAACTCGCGATGCAGAAAAGATTGCTGAAAAAGTAAACAGCGCACTTACATTGGTTGAATCAAACGAATCTGGTCGGCAAGACATGGGCAACAGCATTGTTAATCCATCACCAGGATCTGATGGCAGATTACAAACACAATTGATGGATTCTGGATTGATCAGATACATCAAAAATGGTGGAAGTCTAAAGGCGCATCAAAGCAACAGACCATCAGATCAATGGTTAAACTTTACCAAACTCGTTGAGTCTTCTGCATTCTATGCATTAGGCTGGCGCAGGGAAATGCTTGATTCATCTGCCATTGGCGGTGCAGGCGTTCGCGGATTTGCCGCAGACATCAACAAGTCAATTGCTTCCAGATGTGAAATCATTGAAGCTGGTATGAAACGCGCAGCGATGTATGTAATCGCAAAACGCGCCAAGCAGGGTGTTTATGGCGAACTGCCAGAAGATTGGTGGAAGTTTGGATTTACAAAGCCAGCACAATTTACTGTTGATGAAGGGCGCATGAGAGCGGCAGACATTGCAGATTTACGCGCAGGGCTAACAACTGAAGATCATATTGTTGAAGCGCGTGGCATGAATTACGAAGAACTTGTGCGCAAGCGTGCGGCCAACATTGTAATGAAAAAGCGCATTGCTGAAGAAAACGGATTAAATCCAGTTGAGCTTGGAACAACGGGAATGCCGGGCGATCCAGTTGAGCTTGTTCAAGACGAAACGGGTGAAGTTGTTACAGATGAAGAAGGCGAAGTTGTTACAGATGACAATGGCGAAGCAACGCTGGCAATGAAATCAGATTTGGACTTTGCTACATTAAAAGCAAAGTTTGATTCTTATGGTGTAGCTGTTCGTGCTGGATCAATCACACCGCAAAAAAGCGATGAAGATGCATTTAGGTCAGAGGCAGGATTGCCAGAAATGTCTCAATCGGTTACTGATGCATGGACGCAAGATGGCGGTTACAGACGGCCAATTACTTTAAGATCCGGTTCAGAGTCACAAGCTGACATTGAAACCGCAGAAACTCAAACAGAAGAAAATCAAACAGAAATCTAAAATGGAAAAATCAAAAAAACAAACGTGGTATGCAATTGAACAAGAACCTGCCGTTGAAGATGTTAAATCTTCTAAAGCAGAAATCTATATATATGACGAAATCGGTGGCTTCGGTGTCGATGCCAACAACTTTGTCGAATCGCTTGAAGCACTTGGAGAAATTGAGCAAATAGATTTGCGCATCAGTTCACCGGGTGGATCAATTATTGAAGGCAATGTAATTTACAACGCTATTAAACGCCATCCAGCCAACGTCACAGTTTACATTGACGGCATGGCTGCAAGCATGGCATCAGTCATTGCTATGGCTGGTGATGAAGTAATCATGGCAGACAATGCTTTGCTTATGATCCACAATCCTTGGACTGTATCAATCGGTGATTCTGAGCAACTACGCAAAGATGCTGATCTGATGGACAAGATGAAATCAGCAATCATCAACGCTTACTCTCGCAGCAATTATGACATCGAAGAACTTGAAGAATTGATGGATTCCGAAACATGGTTTACTGCACAAGAAGCCATTGATGCTGGATTTATTGATGGCACAGTTGAAGGTTTAAAGGCGGCTGCATTAATAACAGAAATGGCAACCATCGCAAACCAAGCTGGCTCAACATTGCCAGTTGAAAAGATTGTTTCGTCACTTGTCACAAAGCACGACAAACAAATAACCATTCTAAATAACCAAATCACAGAAATGACTGAATCAGCAGAACAAGAAAAGGCACAAATTGTAGAATTGCAAAATTCTGTTAAAGAGTATACAACTCAAATCGAAGATATGGAAAGTTCGCACACAGAAGAAATTGAAGATGCCGCAGTTGCTTTGAAAGAAGCTTCTGAAGTTCAAACAAAAGATGTCGCAGTTGCGGCTGCTGAATTGATGGCATTACAAACTGCTGACGCAATTGCTGAAGCATCCAATGAATCTGACCAACCTAAGAGTGCAGACTCTTTTTGGGAGGAATACAAATCAGTCGGTAAATCACAAGGACTTGAAGCCAAGAACAAGTGGTATGCTGAAAACAAACATCTCATACAAAAATAATTTCACAACCAAGTGAATCTTAACAAAAACAAATAAAAACCAAATATTATGGCTAATACAATCGCAGGGGCAAATCTTGCCGAAATCGCACAGGAAAGCTTGG